ACAATGATGGAGTCATCACCATTAACATGTATTCTGAAATCAGATATTCCATGTTCTTGGCAGTAGGTTACTAGCATGGTGTAGTTTAGCATCGAGTTCCCTTCTGACGTCTGATATGTGCCAGAGCATCTCGAATAAGCGATTTTATATCTTATTCCGGCTGCAGTGTAGCCGTCTTTAACCCTCATTAAAGCTAATAACCTAACCAAATTTGGGTCTCTGACAATGGCACAAAGTGCTTCATCTTCTGCCTCTAATATCTCCTTACATATATGTCCATCCCATTTACTGTGATCTAAGCATAGTCCTACTGGGTCCGAGAAGTGGTCCCAAGACTTTCTAAGACATGAGGCTAGCCCCTTATTTGTCAACCCTTTTGTTAGGCAATCTTTTATTTCCTGTCCAAACGGCGCAATATAATTTGAGGTATCTTTATAACATAAGGAGATTGGTAGTATAAAGGATTTTAATAAATATAATACCTCATACGTCGGATGTTGTATCAGCCTGGCTGGTTTGTTCGACTCTATTTTGGCTATATCATTCTTTTCCCATTTAACAAATGTTGCCATCTTATTTACCTTCGTATCATATCCCTGGTATGATCGCGAGGTTCTTAATGTATGGTACGCTCTAAGATAACGTTTTTTGATCTTGGTTCGAGTGTTTTCCATGACTAAGTTATGATCCGCTTTCTTCAAATTATACTTTTCAAATGCCTCCGCATATAGTTTCATATTATTTCTCCATCTACCAAACGTGGCTGTCGATGGGTCCCATTCTAATAATCGAACTACATGCCTCCTAAGCAAAGCGTCTAACTCATTGTGGAAACACGGGTTGTAGTAGACTTGCTCCGTTATCCTATAGTACTCAATATGTTGAGCGTATTGTTTAGTTTTGTGACAGCTTAACACACTAGGATTACACGATAAATCCCCTTTATGTCTACTACTAGCTTGAAGTTCTATGTTTAAGTCGGGACAATACGCCTCGTGTAGTGTTATGCTGTCCTATGGTGTTATCGCTATCCCCCTGGTTGAGATAGGGGTTTTGACATGCTTGGTTAGGATTTCCTTTCCCTCTCGATAAACAGTGGCCAACCCTCTGCAAAGAGGGCAAGCTCGCCTACCGAGGTCTCCAAGCATAGTTTTGTTCAGGTGCTCTATCGCGTCTAAGACGGATGGCTTTTTCATGAGTTGCCTGAACTCCAACTCCTCCTTGCTTACGGTATATGCCGCCATGACGGAATTCACCACATCGTCATAGTCTTGTTTATTATCTAGCGTTCTCTTCTGTTTAGCCAAGTACATTCTAGCGTCCGTTACCATCTGTGAGATAATTGATGGGTCTCTGATCTTCATGAAGTATTTAGTCTTAAGAAACGTTGTAAGTTTCATATTACTATATACTCCCTTCCACTTCCTCACATATTGGTTTACCTTCGCTCTCTTAGGTATCGGGTTGTACGTGACATCATTACCAGTCTGCATTTCCGACTCGACCATCATTGCGCAATCAGTCCCTGTACTAACCATTGGGGCTTTTGGCACAACTTCGATCTCAGGTTGTGCTGGATGTGCTATATCCCAATCTAAGCCTATCAATGGCTTGAGTCGATCACTGGCCTTAGCTTTAATTATGTTTGCGCATCTAATCGGTATCTGGTCTTGAGGTGTAACGCCATGATACACTTTCATAAAATTGGCATCCTCATTAAACCTGTCAATGGCTTCATTGGTTTCAATTCGCTCGTTGTACTCATCAGTCTTCTCTTTAATGAGGTTCAATCTCTCCTCCTCCAATTCATTAAGCGCTAGTGCATCATACCTATTTTGTAATAAGATCGTAGGCTCAACCTGCATATTAACATTCTTCTGCACGATCTTTTGCATACCTCGCAATCTCCTATCTAATAATTTCCTTCTGAAGTATGCGGCCACATTTAATCCCTTAGTCTGTTTGACTGGGGCCGGGATTAAACCCCCTAAATTTCCT